TCTTTAATCTCTTTGTTAATGTAAACCTCACTTCTTATATACTATCTTCTTATTAACCGTGTCGTAGACGTGTCCCCAGGAAGACTCAAGGCTACCCAAATTACTACTTTGGATACTTCCCTTTGATTTATCAGCATCTAAAATAGCGTTCTCAGCAACACCCAGGCTATCGTGGTCGCTTAGAAAGTCTCCCATACCTCCGTCAGGGTAATAGTTGTCTCCAAAGAATGCTAGGTATCGTTTCATGTCTCAATTTCAAATACTGTCTTAACTTCTTTTTTGTGGTACTCAATGATCTCATCTAAATACTTTTTTGCTTTCTTAAGCGATTTAAACGAACCTGAATAATCCTCATGGAATGATCTATATCCTTCATTTATGGGATATCCTGTCGTATCCATATAGCACCAACACTCTTTATTTTTACCCCAAAGGCTTGTATTTAACCTATGTCCCCATGCCTGAATGAAAAACAATGGGTCTTCGCCTACTTGTGGAGTTTCAATTATTCTGTATTTCATGTTCCGGTTTCTTTTGGAGGGTTAGATGTGTCTACTTTATTGGTGGGCTGATAGCCATAATGATTTGCTGATTCCCATTGCTTTTCTGCTAATCGTTCCTTAAATGACTTTCTTAGCGGTAACAATGTGTCTTTTAGGGCTTTCCATCTTTTCCATCTCCTCACCCTGTTTTTTACTTTCCATACATGATACTGAGCCACATATGGGTGCATCCATTCAAATGAAATAAAACTAGTGATAAAGCTACCAGCAATCTCTATTTCTACCAACATGGCAAGAAGTTCCTTTTCGCTATTCTTTTTCTCCATAATCAGTTACAATGTATTACAAAGCCCCCTAGAATGTTGTGGTAGGTGGTTATACGGTAGTTAATTACCTTTCCCTTCCACTCGGTTCGCTTCGGCGCTTGATCTATGATAACAGGTGTTTTGTGGCCGTAGTAGGTCATTCCTTAATGAATAATAAGAAATCTTCTTTAGATTTAAACTCGAATATATTGGTAATCACAACATTATCTACTTTATATTTCTTCTTGATATGTTCTTTTATAAATGATTCAGAAGGAAAGTTCTTACTTTCAAATGACATATTCCCATTACCCGCAATACCTCCCATTATGCTGTTATATGAAAAGAAAAAGTATCTCATGTCTTTGGTATTATCCTTAGTTCATAATTTCTAAAGCCTTTTCGACCGCCTTATCAATATCATAATGATAAACAACATAAGACCCTATGGGAGTTTTTGGATAGAATTGCAACCTAACTATAGTATCCGTTTTAATCATTTCATTGAAAACTTCTTCTTCAATCTCTTTCTTATCGTGATTATCTATGTATCCCTCAACTGTTTCATAAACATCCCTATGATCATTAACGCATATTTCAACGCTACATTTACACTTACTCACTAATTCTTTAAACTTTTCCATTATGTTTTAGGTATTATTCTCAATTCACAGTCCAGTTCCAGTAAGATGGACAATACATTTCTTTAAAATGCCCTACTATCCAAGAGGTATATATAAACCATATTTCATGATCTTGCACTAATAGATAAGTAAGAAGTACGATTGCATATAGAATTACACTGATGAAATGTTTCATAATTTAGGGTTAAATAATATCATCCACTAACACACCAAGTAATTCGGCAGTTTGTTTGATCTCAGGGATTTTATTGAGACGTTCACCCCGAAGGAAGTAATAGAAGGTAGTACGAGTCATGCCTAGCTGTTCCTGTAGCCACTTCTTAGAGCGACCCTGAGTTTTCAGTATAACCTCTACTTTACTTTTGTCCATTATGCTTGTTTTGCTATTCTATCATACATTACTATACTTCCGGCAACACTCACATTCAAACAATGATCTCCGGGTAATTGAATAATTCTACTCTTATCTAATATATAATCTGGAATACCCGTATCTTCTGCTCCCAATAAATAAATTGCTCTTTGTGGGTGTTTGAATTGTATGATTTGTTTGCTACTCACGTTTAGTTCTATTGAAATTAATTCACAATCTCTTGGAATTGAAAACTCTTCAAAGGAATCATACTCATATAATGGAATATGTCTAGGAGTTTTCATGGTATCTGTTGCCTGACCCCGTTTAGGATAACGACAACCTATAGTAAATATAAAAGATGCACCGAAGATATTAGCACTTCTCCATAGAGTACCCAGATTAATCTGGTTCTTTCCGTTTATGATACCTATTCCGAAATAACCCCTCATAGTTAAACATCTAGTACCCTGCAAAGTTAAACATAATAGTTTAACATCCAAACCTTTTCAGTAACTTCTTCGCTTGCTAGGGGCTATGGAATAGTCAGTAACAGATGTACCCCTTTGGTATTTGCGGAAAGAGTCTTTGAAAACCTCTGAAATTGTCTGAGCAATTATGTACCAGGACGTTATTAGCATAGAACTCTGGTTGATCCTCAACTGTTAGATCGTAAACGTCTGCGACTTGATCTGAGCTGTTTAGATAAAAGCCATTAGCGTTTCCATTTTGAAGAGTGTGAAAAGTATCTGTTATAATCAACTTAGATACCTCTATAAATCCACGATTCAATGTGAACACTTTATGATCGGAAGTACAAGTTATTTCATTACCACAAATGTTGTATGTCTTTACCAAAGCGTTTTTACGGGTTAATCCAGATCGAAGTACTTTCTTGTATCCCTTTCTGGTCAATACCTGATCTCCTGTCTTCACATCCTTTATTTTCTTTTCTCCCTCTGAGGTGATTATCAAAGTATCTTCGACAAAACAGTGGCCTAGCAACTCTACTCCATTGGTCTTTTTCTTAATCATTGTACCGTCTGCCGCCTCTTGAACTGTAGTGTAATCCTTAATGCTTTCAGTACACCCCTCGTGAATAGTGATCTTAATATCATCATAATTCAACTCCAAGATTGAGTTAATAAAGTCTGCACTCATAGCCACTGGAGGGTTTCTTGAAGGTTTCCTGATCTGGCATCTAAAGTGAGGCTCGATTTCATTTCTTAACATGGTAAAGTAGTTATACCCAGCCTGTAGTTTAGCATCTTCCTTCTGTGAGGTAGCGTCTCCATAAATATAAACTAGATTATTCCAACTCTGGGAACGTACCCATCTTACAAACTCTTTAGCGACCTTAATCAGCTTATTCTCAGGATGACGAAGACATATCTCATGAAGCTGTCGCGCATCTTTACCGTCTATCTGCCAGATACTCAGTGCCGGATAGGGGTTTACGTTCTCATCAAAACTTATATGTAGGGGTAAATCCAAATCAATCTTTAATTCCTTCACATGGAGTTCATAACTAAAACTTTTCCAGAACGCCCCTTCTACTACGTCCTGAACTTCCCAATCGCCCTCTACATATCGTGCATACTTAACTGGATTGATACGTTTTAACTCTTGAAGGCTATCCTTGAAGCTCTGAGGTATATTGGGGTTATCTGAGATTAAAGCAGGGATATACAGCCACTTCTCAGGGAGCGTTCCTGTTGTCCACTTATCATAAATCAACTCTTTTGCCCAGGTCTTAGTAGGATTGATAGTCATTAATATCTGGGGTTCGGGTTGTTTTGCGTTGGGAATTATATAGCTTCCTACCCTCTCTAGTGACTTCTCAAGGGCTTTTAACTGAAGTTCCTCTACTTGTTCCAAAAGGATAAAATTCACCTCCAATCCGTTCCATCTGAGATATTCCTTATCTTTCTCATACCCTTCAGAGAAGAAAAACATCTTTGATCCATTGGTAAACGTCCATTCAAACTGAGGATCACCCTTGTAATGTCTGACAAAGTTAGAAGGAATAGCCTTTTCACAAGTAGGGAGCATGTTTTTACGCAGCACATCAAGGTTCTCTCTAACTATCATTGACCTAGACCCAGGATATAGCCTGTGGAGTAGTATAAGAGCCGCTATGGCGTTAAAAGACTTTCCCCCTCGAATTGCCCCACCATAGCATACAACGCGGTATTTCTGGCTTAAAACAGCGTTAACAAATTGTGCTGCCTTTGGAAAGTTGTCTAAACGAACTAATACTTCTTTATCCGGGGAAGTCAATTTTTGTTCCATCAGGAAGGGAATAGGTCTGTATTATCTCTATTGGGCCACCACCTTCGCCAGTAATTTGTTGAGGCACTAACTTGGAACATATTCGATAGAAATCAGTAGGGTGCTTTTCAGCCCATATCTGTAGGCCATGCCCTTTTTTCTTCTCAAGGGCTTCATAGGTTTCAGTCAGTAAATCCTTGAATTGCTTCGTGAATTTGTTAGATGAACCTTTCTTTCTGCCTCCGTGTGGATTTCCTTTTTCAAATCCCATGCTAAATCATGCTAGTTTGGCACAAGATACTAATTATCTAAACAACCGTCTGGAAGCTCCAATCACGAAGTATTTTCTTGCCCGTCATTTCCCTGAGTTTGCTCTTAGCATAGGGTATTGGTTCTTCGCCAGGGGGTATCTCGAAAGAGATTGCTCGTTGGTTCTTAGTACATCTTACTTTCATTCTGGTTTTTATTTTCTTCTATCAGGAGAAGTGCGGTTGGTGCATGGGGAAAACAAAACTATTTAGCTCTTAACTGTTCCTTGAAGTCCTTTAATATCTTAATTGTCTCATCCTTTGCATCCAAGACTTGCTGTTCTAGTAGTTTGTTTTTATCCCATAATTCAATAATCTTATCATCCT